ACCTGAGTGTTTTCCGCAAGGATCGCACCCACGTTGCTGTGATCCGATACAGTAGGAATCGGAAGGTCATTTCCTTCAGCGGTTCGCAAAACAGTCGACACTTCTCGCATCCCGCCGAATGCCAAAAGGGAAGCTTCGAGCTGATTTAAAAAACCTTGTGGCACAGTGTAACCACCTGCGGTAGTAGTGCCAACGGACTGAGCGCGAGCTTCGGAAGCTGATCTCGGAGCTTTAGAGTTAAGCTTAAAGCTTAATCTGTTGTTGCCGAGTTCGAGCCCTGAGCGCTGAGCTGCTGCACGATGCTCATTAGTGATGCCGTTCACGCTGTGAAATCCGAGCCAGCCTCGGAGAGCCAAAGCTCGGTCAGCGGTGCTTTGACGATCGCCGAAGTCTCGCACAAACGCAGGAGCTTCGATCGGGGAAGACCTTCTCACTGCGGGCTTCTTGCTCTGGGCTTCCAAAGCAGAAAGCTTTGAGCTGCGAGCGGAAGCTGCTTCTTCTGGTGCGACTTCAGCGGGAACCATGATCGATTCCATTTCACTGATGCGCACTTCGTGGTCATCGACTTGAGCGACAAGATTATCGAAAGCGGTTTGCTCTTCGGGAGTGAGCTCTCGTTTTTCGGTAGTGCCTCGGGCGTGAATCGCTCGGGCTTCAGCAAGCTTTGCGACGCGTTCTGCGCGCAGTGTTTCAATTTCGTTCATTGAATTTATTCCTAATATTTTGCGTATTAGGGATGTGCATCTGCTCCGGTGAGGAACATAAAAAAACGCACAAACCCCTAGTTCGGGATCTGTGCGTAAAGACTGCACTAGATTCGATGAAATGATTAAACCACGGATCTGCGAATCGTCAACACTCGCACCCAAAAAAAAAAGGCCCGCCGATTAAGGCGCGCCTAGGATTAGACTTTTTTCGGTCGTCCTGGAGGACGACGCTCGAGAAACTGAAGGTCGCCGGGATCGATTAGGTAGTCACGCCCGATGCGCTGGGCCCGGAGCTTCCCCGAGGTAATCAACGCCTGCACCCGCCTCGGAGTGACCCCGAGGAAGGCAGCGGCTTTCCCGACTGGTATAAGGTTAGTCATTGGTGATTTCCCAATTGTATTCCACTTCGTGTTCATTCGAGAACGAACCTTCAGTTTCGCCCGCAGATATCTGCTCGGAGATAGCTTCGTAGATTTCTTCGTGGTTATCGGTGCCGAAATCCAAAGGACAGTCAACGATACTTTTGTTTTCTAATACTCGTCCAGCACCAGCCCAGACTGCCATGCCATTCTCATGTGTGAAAAACTCGATCTTATTAGAAACAGGCCTAACACCACCCGCAGCAGCAAAACCATCTTCCCACTGGTGGTAAGTGTAACTTCCTTTTTGGTATGGATTATCAGTGTCTTTTTGTTTTGCCGCTTCAAATCCGGTATGAAAAGCCTCAGACTTTTCGTTAATCAGATCAAGCATATTATCAGGAATCGAGTCAAGGAATTCAGTAAAATCAGAACCCCACGCAGGGAAATCTGCGCGGCCTCTGATTGAGTCAATCACCGATTCTTTGTCATCTTTTGACCAACTGTCATCAATGCGTTCATCAAGCCAGTTGTAGAAGTCGTTTACAGTTGTAAAAATCGTCATCTCTATCTCCTTTTTTGACCTCACTCAGCCGATCACTCGTCGGTTGCCATGTGGTTATTGTATTATATTATTCGCTGTGGCGAACAGTTTATTACGAACAATCAGGGAATATTTTAAAAATATTATTAAAGCTCTATTTTTATAGGGTTTTAAAAGGGTGGGGGATTTCCCCCCACCCTCGAAAATGTCAGAAAAAGTGATACGTTTTTCTTACTGCTGCCTGCGAAGTCTGAGCTCCCGAAACCTTCGAGCACTGGCGAGAGCGTCTCGGGTGTAAATCGAGAGCGACCTCACGGCGACTGTCGTGTCGGGATAAGCGGGATAAGTAACGACCGAGACATCGTGGAGCTCCACGGCGAGGAGGGATCGCACTCTCTGCCCGTCGACGAGATCCCATGAGTCTTCTGATGTCGTGAAAGCGAAAGACATCTGAGAGACATCGCCTCTCGACATGACTGCCATGAGGTCCGCAGCATATTGCGTATCGGGAGGATCGATCGTGACTTTGAGCCCGATCGCATCGCTCTCAAGTCTAAGCGTGCCTGAGACTGTGCGTCCAAGAATTAGACTGGGATTATGATCGATGAGGGCTCGAACATCTGGAGCAGAGTCGAGAGATCGCTGAAAAGCTCCTGGGCGAACGAACTCTCGAAAGCCTCCGAGATCCTCCGAGGATAAGTCGTATTTCGCCGCATAGCCGACGATCCTCTGAGCTGCGGTGTCGACTCGGAGCTCGGCGCTGAATCGTCTTTCGATGTTATTAGTTATCATTGTTAACTCCCTTCATGGTGGTGATTTTTTCGGAAACTGCTTCAGCGAGTTTCGCTGCGGTCACTGATCCTGAAAAATCCAGCCAGACAGATCTGAACTGATCGAGATGACGCTGGACGTGCTTCTCGATATCGGCCTCGAGTCCGAACGCCTCAAGAACTGGAAAGTAAGCAGACACGACTCGACTGCGATGCTCACCGCAGAAATGATCGATCTTTGCGAGAAATTCTCCCGGCTTATTCGCAAAGCGTTTTACTGCGTTGCATTCAATGCTCTGAAGCCTTTCGCCTGCATCGTCGAGGAGACGCAGAAGAATCGACTCATCGGATCGGGTCGGGGTGGTCGGAACTGGTTCGGGTGCTGGCGCTGCCACCAGACTGGGGGCAGTCGCAGGAGCTGCGGTCGGAGCTGTGCCGAGCGCCTGCATATTTAAGGGCTGCATATAGACATCGCCCTCGGGCCCGACGCCGTTCATGTTTTCTTTTTCTCTGATTTCGTTCACGCTGAGCCAGCCCCAGTTCCGAGCGACTGAGTAAGCTTGATATCGAGAAGCGATATCGCCGCGGAGAACCCCTTCAACATTATGCTCGCAGAAATAGTTTCCTCGATCTTTCGGTCGGATGATTTTTCGGTTTAATGACTGCTCCCATCTGACGAGCCACGGGCGAAGAGTGTCCGTAAGAAATTCGATGTTCATCATCTCGAGCGAGTTGTAACTCGGTTTATTAAGATCACGCAGTTTATGCGGTGGTATGTTAAACCAGCGAGCCACTTCGACGACCTGAAATTCCCTGGACTGAAGGAACTGCGAATCATCGGGAGGAACTCCGATGGCCTCCCATTTCAGGCCAGCTTCGAGGAGAGCGACTCGGTGAGAGTTCGCTCCTCCTGCGTGCAGCTCCTCGAATGACCTTCGCAAGTTCTGTCGTGCCTCGGGCGAGAGCTGTCCGGGAAAAGTTAACACGCCACCAGGGCGAGCGCCCCTGCCGAAGTAACCTGCACCGAACTGCTCGATCGCCAGTGAAAGCCCGAGCGACTGCCGAGCCATTGAAATTGGGCTCATGCCTGAGATGCCGTCGAAAGAAAGGCCGCTGATGTGAAGCATATTTGCTGCGGTGATGAATGACTTCCCTCGATTCAGATCGTAGTAAAGTTCGCCCGAATCAGTACGCTTTGCAGTAACGATCGATGGGTCGATAGGCCAGAGCTCGACGCAGTTCCCTTCGAGGTCTCGAACGATCTCGGTGTAGGAATTACCCCAGAGCAGGAGATGCGCCATTGAGCATTCGCGCCACTGGAGCGAACTCATCTCGGGATTTGGTGAGTCGTGGAGGATGCTGTAAAGAGGATGCGCCGACGCTTTGCTTTTGCCTCCTCCCGGCTGTCGTTCATAAAGGTTCAGCGGTAGACTCGAAACCGCCTCCGAGATACATCGAACAGCCTGATAAACTGCACTATATGTGAGCGCAGTCTCAGGAGTAATGCTGACGCCTGAGTCCGTGGAAGCCCCACCAAAAAGCTCGTTTAATCGTGGATCTCGGAGGTTGCCACCACTGAGAGAAAGAGCTCGATATCCTACAGTTAAAAAGTTTTTGATTGCGTTCATCATAATAGTGTTATCCCCTGGGTGTCGTAAATGTTAGTGGCACTCAGACTGCTTACTTGCGCTCGGCCGAGAGCCATGATGGTCGCTACAATTCCATCGATCTTTTCGACTGCTCGCCCTTTGTGCATCTTGATATTCCCTGCATTATCTCTTTCGACCTGCACGTTTGAAAACATCCATCGGAGAACAGGGTTTCCGTCGTGCGCGATTTTCTCGCTGAGCACTAGCACCTCGAGCTCTTTACTCGGTGCGGTCATCGCTGCAAAGCCTTGACCGAAACCGACGAGCCAGTCGGGCCTGCCGTTATTCTTTCCGAGCGTCTCGAGGTCTTTACTGATCTGATTAATATTCCAGCGGTCGACTGCGATTTCTTGAATGTTGTACTTTTGCGCCATCGATTCGATCACCGCTGTCACTGCTCTATAATCGAGCGATCTTCCCGGAGTCGTGATGATGAGCCCTTGGCGTTCCCAGTCGTCGAGCCTGTGTTTATTATTCCTCTCCCTCTCTCTCGCTGCGTCTGCTGGTGCGAAGAAAGTCGGTAAGATCCAGTAGGGTTCGTTCGGCTCGATAGGCGGGAATAGAAGCACGAATGCCGTTAGGTCGAGGGTCGATGAAAGATCGAGACCTCCAAAACACATCCTTCCGGAAAGATCAGGGAAATCGCGGGAGCAGGCATCCCACCTTTCGAGCGAGATCCATCTCGTCTCCTGCGATGTCCACTGGTTCAGATGCAGACGCCTGAAAGCATTCTCCCTTGATGGGTTTGCTGATGCCTCGGCGACTGCTTTTTCGAAGTAGTCTTTTTTAACTGTCACGCCATAATTCGGATTAGCTTCTTTCCACGTTGACTCGGCTTTCCAGTCTCCTGTTGAGGTATAAATCCGAGAATAAAAAGTCGGGTCATGTATCAGCTTATCGTTGACGCCTTCCGCATACTGGCGCAGCTCCCAGCAGAGACTCTGGCGATCATGCCCTGCTGTAGTGAGTGCGAGCGTGAGAGGTTGCCGACGTGCTCCGGTGCTGGTAGTCAACACATCCCAGAGCTCTCGATTCGGCTGAGCGTGAACCTCGTCGAAGATCACGCCATGAGCGTTGAGGCCGTGTTTTGTAAATGCATCTGATGAAAGCGATCTGTAAAAAGAGTTCGAGTTTTTATGCTCGATCGTTTTATTTCGATAGATGCGAAGCTGTGACCCGAGACTCGGGTTCTCCTCGATCATCTGGCAAGCCTGGTCGAATACGATGGAGGCCTGATCTTTGTCGCTCGCTGCGCTGTAAATTTCTGCGCCCTCTTCACGATCAAGACATAAGAGGAAAAGAGCGATGCCTGCTGCGAGTGTCGACTTTCCATTCTTCCGAGGAACTTCGAGATAAGCGGTGCGGTACTGCCTCAGATTATCTTTTCTCACTGTTCCAAATAACTCATTTAAAAACTGTCGCTGCCATTCAGCCAGGACGAACTCCGAGCCCGACCACTCGCCTTTTGTGTGACGTAAGTGCTCCCCGAAAAATCGCACGATGCGATGATCCTTTGCGACAGGTTTCTTTTTTCGTGGTTGCTTCACGGTCACTCGATCGCCCTCATGATATCGATGACGCCATCCTTTCCACTGTTCGCAGACTGAAGACTCGGTCTCGATGCAGGTGTCAAACCGAACTGGGCCTCGAGGCGCAGGAGCTGCTCGTGCATTTTGCATGAGATCATATATGCAGGCGTCTCTTTATATCCCTTC